TTTTAAAAATACAAATAATAAAAGGAGAAAATGATGTCAGAACTAGACAAAACCATTGAAGAACTTGAAGCAGAACTTCAAGAAGCTACTGCAGGTGATAAAAAAGCAGATGCAGTGGTTCCTAACAAGGAAGATGGTGATGAAGAAGATGTTGGTGGACCAACTCCCGAAAAAGACGAAAACATGGTTGGTAAACTCGACCCTGCAAAAAAAGTCAAAAAGGATAAAGGTGAACCAACTAAAGGATCCGCGGAACCTGAAAAAACTGACTCAGTAGAAGAATCTACATCTCAAGAACCTAAAACTAAAACAGATTTTGTTAATATATTTGGCAAAATGACTAAAACCGAAATGAAGAATATGTATTCTTCATATCAAACATCTCTACAAGAAGATGAAGAATCTTCTGAAGAAGATGACGAAAAGGTTAAAGAATCATTTGAAGAACGCATTTCTAACATAAGTGTATCTGAAGATGTTGAGGCTCTTGTTCAAGGTGAAGAACTTTCTGAGGATTTTTTACAGAAAGCAGAGACTATCTTTGAATCTGCCATTAAATCAAAACTTCGCACTGAAGTTGCACGTCTCGAAGAAGAGAATGCTGTATCACTTCAAGAAGAAGTTGAGACTTTCAAAAGTGAACTTACTGAAAAGGTAGATAATTATCTATCTTATGTAGTAAAGGAATGGATGGAAGAGAATAAACTTGCGGTCGAAAACGGACTTAAATCAGAAATTGCAGAAGAGTTTATTTCAGGTATGAAGAATCTTTTTGAAGAACATTATATAGATGTTCCAGATGAAAAATATAACGTACTTGAAGAACAGTCTGAAAAGATTGAAAAACTTGAGCAAAAACTGAATGAGTCATTAGAGGATAACATTAAGATGTCCAATAATATCGGAAGTTTGGTTAGAGACTCATTGATCTATGAAGTAAGTGAAGACTTAACTCATAGTGAAACTGAAAAGTTTAAGTCTCTATGTGAGGATATTGAGTATACAGATAACGAAAGTTTTATAAGTAAACTTAATACTATTAAGGAAAATTATTTTGGTTCGAAATATAATTCCGTAGAAGAAAACATACAGTCTGTTGATACAGTTGATGAAACTCCCCAAAGCACTATTGTTGAGGGAACTTCAGTTTCAAAATACGTATCCGCAATCAGTAGGTCCAGTAAATTCTATAAATAACAAGGAACAAAGAGTTGAATTTTATAAATAAAAATTACACACTCAAAAGGAGAAAATAAAATGTTCAAATCGGAACACTTACAAGAGAAGTGGCAACCTGTATTGGATCATCCGGATTTAGCGGAAGTGAAAGACCCTTACAGAAGAGCTGTCACATCAATTATCTTAGAAAACCAAGAGGGTGCACTTAGAGAGCAGAAAGCGTTCCTAAGTGAAGATGCCCCTACAAGTAACACAGGTGGAGTTCAAAATTGGGACCCAATTCTAATTTCACTTGTTCGTCGTGCAATGCCTAATCTTATTGCCTATGATGTTTGCGGTGTACAACCAATGACAGGACCTACTGGTCTAATCTTCGCAATGAGATCCAAGTATAATAACATGGAAGCTTCACCCGAAGCATTCTACAATGAAGCAGATACTGGGCATTCAGCTGCTAATAAAAATGGTAGCCATGCTGGAAGTGATCCACTAGGTGATGATCCCTATACTACTGGAAAGGGTATGACTACCCCTGAAGGTGAAGCATTAGGTGATGCATCCAATAATCCATTCCCTGAAATGTCTTTCTCAATCGAGAAGTCTAGTGTTGAAGCTAGAACTCGTGCATTAAAGGCAGAATACACAATGGAACTTGCACAGGACTTGAAAGCAATTCATGGTCTTGAAGCAGAATCTGAACTAGCAAACATTCTTTCTAGTGAAATTCTTGCTGAGATTAACCGTGAAGTAATTCGTACGATTTACTTTACTGCTACTCCCGGTGCACAGGTTAACACAACTACTGCAGGTATCTTCGACCTAGATACGGATTCTAATGGTCGTTGGTCAGTTGAAAAATTCAAAGGTCTTCACTTTCAAATCGAACGTGATGCTAATGCAATTGCTCAACTAACTCGTCGTGGACGTGGTAATGTAATGATCTGTTCTTCAGACGTTGCTTCTGCTCTTCAAGCAGCAGGTGTATTAGATTACACTCCTGCTCTGAATAACAACTTAGCAATCGATGATGCAGGTAACACTTTCGCAGGTGTACTTAACGGTAAATACAAAGTTTACATCGATCCATACTCTGCAAATCAGTCTGAAAATCAGTACTACTGCATGGGTTACAAAGGACCTTCTGCTTATGATGCGGGTATTTTTTACTGCCCATACATCCCACTACAGATGGTTCGTGCGGTTGGTGAAAATTCTTTTCAGCCAAAAATTGGTTTCAAAACTCGTTACGGAATGGCTCAAAATCCTTTCGCAACTCAGCCAGCTGGGAATCATTCTCTGCCGTCTCAACCGAATGCTGCTGATATCACTAGTGCGAATAACGTATACTACAGAAAAGTTCGTGTAAAGAACTTAATGTAATAAAAAAACTATACGTAGTTTCATTAATAAT